CTGCTGGATGAACGGGAAAGAAACCAGCAATACATAAAACGCCGCGACCAGGAGAACGAGGATATTGCTCTTACTGTTGGGAAGCTGCGTGTTGAGCTTGAAGCCGCAGAGAAGCGCATTGCAGAACTGTCTGCTAGCCACAGCAAATTGCGCGACACAATGGCTGGCATCCACAACACAATCCGAATGGATGGCGGCTATACGCCACTGGCAGCAATCCTTAACGCTGCTAAACGCGCATATGAAGAATCAGCAAGCGCAGCTGGCATTCGCATCAAAGGAGAGTGAGTGATATGGATAAAAATACCCCTGCTTACTGGAGTTTATCACTTGATACCGAATGTCCCAAATGTGGTCACAATTTCGATCTGCTTTGTGATCCAGATTTTTGGGAGTTTTCTGGAGCTAAACAGGCATGTGAAGAAATAAAAGGTTACGAAACATGCTGTCCAGAATGTAACCATGAATTTAAAACAGATTTCGTGTATTGAGGCATAACAAATGACCACTATTACCAAAGAACAACTAATTGATCATATTAATGATCGCAAAGATGTCCGTCAGAGAATGTTGGATACCGCGACGGTTTCTTCTGGATTCCGAGAATATCTTGAAAGAGAACTTGCCACCGATCAGATTGCTCTGGCGTCGCTGGAAGCTGAACCTGTCCTGTATCAGTCCTGCACTCGCCCCACCTGGAATAGCGGTGTTCCGTGGACGGAATGGAAAGAACGTAGTCGTGAGGGCTACGAAGACGATTTGCGCTTTACAGACACGCCTGACCATGCCGGTTGGATATACAAATGTCGAAAACTATATACCACTCCGCCAGCGCCGATAGCGTTAGAGGCCATTGAAAACGCAATTGAATACATCCGCAGTATCGCTTTTCACATCGATGAAGACGATTACCACGGCAAACATATTGCGTATTTCATGCAGCAAGCATTGGCCTGGCTGGAAGGGCATTCATGCAGCGACGACAGACTGGGTAAAGCCGAGAATCAACCAGTACGCGGCAACCAGGCTGCCGAATCCAATCGCGGTAATGAGTGGACTGGCAATCCTGATATTGATAACGCCATCATCATGCTCGACCGCATAGATACGGCGGAAAGTTGCGATGATGACCGTATTGAGGCTGTTAAGGCTGTTTTGCGTAGACTGGCTGGCAACTATCCGGTAACTCCGGATGGTTGGATAAGCTGTAGTGAGCGAATGCCGGAAGACACCAAAATGTTACTGGCATTTAGTCAAGGTGAAATCGTGGCCGCATATTGGAACTGGGTTGTAAATCCAATTGATTACAAAAAATATAGAGCTTTCACGTATTTATCAGGATATATCTTGGATGACGTAACTCACTGGATGCCGCTACCAGAACCTCCGCAGGAGGTGAAGTGATGGACTATTCACAGTTAAGTGATTTTGAAATTAACAGAATGGTAGGAGACATAATTTTTAAAGGCCTTTGGGCAAGTAAACCGGAAACATCAGGGAATAACACCAACAAATGGTATTACGGAAATACTGATACAACTTTTGAGCCATTAAACCCTTTACCTGACTACTGCAATAATCCATCGGATGCATGGCCTATTATTGTTGATAATAAAATCAGTCTAACCTGCCACCAATCTCGCGGTGAGTGGTCAGCTGTTTTTAATACCGAGAACATTTGCTTTCATGCGAATAATCCACTCCGAGCCGCCATGATTGTATTTCTCATGATGCAGGAAAATCAGAATGGCTAAATCAGCAGCAGAGCGCAAAGCCGCTCAGAGAGCCAGACAAGCTGCATCTGGTGTGCGTAAGCTGGAAATTGTGCTTGATGCTCAGGAAATTGAAATGCTTGAGCGTAACTGTGCCGCGCGTCGCCCCGGGCGTGCGCCTTACGAATTTGGTGAGTATATAGCGTTACTGATCCGCCAGGATGATGCACGCGTGCACGGGCGTATAAAATCGATCAGCAGAAAACGTTGCGGTAAGTGCGGCGAGAGAGTTCCTGTAAATTCATGCCCGTGTAATGGTGACTCGCAATGCTGGGTGACTAAAGGCTGGCATGAAACGAAATTAATAGTGTGACATGTCACGAGCAGATTATGCATGATGAATTTGATGGGTTTTGAATACTGCCGCCAACTATGGTGGCTTTATTTTGCATGGTACTATTACCACAACGGTAACTATTACCACGGTGGTTATGATGCCTGCTGAACCTAAAACCTATAAACGCAAATCAACGCAATTTAAGCCACTAACAGCAATGCAGGAGGCTTATTGCCAGTCATACATCAAAACGCCTGAAAACCAGACTCAGGCAGCGATTAACGCAGGATTCTCCCCAAATACAGCGGCAGTTAAAGCCAGTGTCATGATGCGCGATGAACGCATTCAAAAACGGATTGCCGAGTTGATGGAGGAGCGCAACAAACGAATGCGCGTCAGTGCTGATTACGTTCTCATGCGCCTGGTGGAGATCGACCAGATGGACGTGATTGACATTCTCAACGACGATATGAGCATCAAGCCGGTTTCGGAATGGCCTAAGGTCTGGCGGCAGTACCTGACAGGTTTCGAACTGGCAGACATGTTCGAAGGCCGTGGAGACGAGAAAGAGCTGGTTGGCATCCTGAAAAAAATCAAATGGCCTGACAAGGTGAAGAACCTCGAGTTAATCGGTAAGCACGTAGACGTCAACGCGTTCAAAGAGCGCCTGGAGGTTTCCGGCACCGTCACCATCGCCGACCGCATGGCCGCCGCTCGCCGCCGCGTCAAAGAGCAGGCTGGTGGTGAAGAATGACAGTCGCAGCCATGTCGCCGGAAGAACAGCTCGTTGAGGATATTGCATCTTTCACGTATGACCCACTGGGCTATGCGTTGTATGCGTTCCCGTGGGGGGAAGATGGGACTGAACTGGCACATGCCACCGGTCCACGTCAGTGGCAGGCCGATGCGTTCCGAGAGATACGAGATCACCTGCAGAATCCAGAGACGCGCTATCAGCCGCTTATGCTGGCACGCGCTTCTGGTCACGGTATTGGTAAATCCGCATTCATCTCAATGCTGATCAACTGGGGCATGTCCACTTGCGAGGATTGTAAGGTCGTGGTGACCGCCAACACCGACAACCAGCTACGAACGAAGACCTGGCCGGAAATTATCAAGTGGTCGAACCTTGCTATCACGAAAGACTGGTTCACCTGCACCGCTACCGCGATGTACAGCAATGATCCTGGGCACGACAAGCGGTGGCGCGCTGACGCAATCCCCTGGTCTGAGCACAACACTGAGGCATTCGCCGGACTACACAACGAGCGTAAACGCATCATCGTGGTATTCGATGAGGCGTCGAACATTGCGGATCTGGTGTGGGAAGTTGCTGAGGGTGCGCTTACGGACGAAGACACTGAGATTATCTGGGTGGCGTTCGGAAACCCTACACGTAACACCGGGCGTTTCCGCGAATGTTTCCGCAAATATAAACACCGCTGGAAAACTGCGCAGATTGACAGCCGGACGGTGGAAGGCACTAACAAACAGCAGTTGCAGAAATGGGTTGATGACTACGGGGAAGACAGCGACTTCGTTAAAATCCGTGTGCGCGGCATATTCCCGGATGCATCTGAATTGCAGTTTATCCCTACCGGACTTACTGACGAGGCAATGAAACGGGTGGTCACCGCTGCGCAGGTTGCACATGCTCCGGTGATAATCGGCGTTGACCCGGCATACTCAGGCGTTGATGACGCTGTGATATACCTGCGGCAGGGGCTGCACAGTAAGGTGCTGTGGACTGGCAACAAGACCACTGACGATCTGATTATGGCGAAGCGTATCGCTGACTTTGAAGACCAGTACCAGGCTGACGCAGTGTTCATCGACTTCGGTTACGGAACTGGTCTGAAGTCAATCGGTGACGGCTGGGGTCGTACATGGCAACTTGTTCCGTTCGGTGGCGCGTCTACTGACCCGCAGATGCTCAACAAGCGTGGGGAGATGTTCAACTCATGTAAGACATGGCTGAGGCTGGGCGGCATGCTGGATGACCAGGAAACTGCAGACGACCTGTCGGCGGCAGAGTACAAAGTTCGAGTGGACGGTAAAATCGTTATCGAACCGAAGGAAGATATCAAAGAGCGACTTGGGCGTTCGCCGGGTAAAGGCGATGCGCTGCTGCTGACGTTTGCTTTCCCGGTGTCGAAGCGCCTGCGACTTCCCGGGCAGCAGAACCAGCAAGGCAAGGCGCTTACCGAGTACGATCCATATGCTTAGTCTTTATTTTTATCCTCGAAACCTGATAATCCAGATAGAACACCAAAGTTATTAAAAACGTCTGGCTTACCAGATTTTAATCCGGATAAGTTGTGTTGCTCCAAAAAGTTGCTAATTGTTTGGCCGTTGCCAAGTGCAAGACTTTTTATTTGAGATTTTTCAGGGTATTTGAGTTTGTATTCGTCGAAATCATTTTGGAGGGTCTTATATGCCTCATTCATTCTTCCCAGAGTTTCCGATATCTCTTTTAATGAATGATTTAGAGCTGCTAACTGAGCACTGGCGGATCTCAATTCGTCATCTTTAGCTTTCAACTCGGCAGTCAATTCCCCCATACTATTCTTTGATCGAATAATCTCTTCTTTCATCTCTTGGATGTCTTTTTCCGCGCCAGTCTTAACTTTGTCGTATGTAACATCTTTTTTAGCCAATAACCTCTGCAGTCTGGTTTCACGCTGGATTTTTCTTGCCTTCAGGTGATTATCGATTGAGTCATTATTATCAAGAGGCTTTGCTTGCCATACGTTAATGATATTGTTTACCCATGGTAATAGGCAGCAGATAGCAATTACAGATAAGCATGGATAAAACATAACAGTTTTCCATGTGCTGTTATCTGAGATATATGAAATTTTATCTATTATGTTTGATTTGCTAAAAAATAGATAAAGAATTGATTTCCAGTTGAAGGCGCACCAGGACATAACAAAAGCACCAAGCACAGGGTTTTTGGCTCGATTCACGGCAGTATTGGCAGTAGATAAAAACAGCTCTTTGAAGGATTCAAACATGCTAATTACCTTGAAGTTTTTCATGATTATACCTTTAAGGTAATTTGCGGTCATCAAGCAAAAAAATGCCCGGCGAACCGGGCGAACTGGAAGCAATGAGTTATGCCTTCCGTGGCTGTACTGGTTTACAGCATGAAGTCATCGCAATGGCGTCCTGCTGTAAAAAGGGCGGTGATAGTCCTTCAAGGGAAACCATCACCGCCAAGCCCCTGGAACTTCTGGCATCACGGTCCTTAGGCGTGATTCTGGCGCGGCATGCAGGATTCGAACCTGCGACCAACCGCTTAGAAGGCGGTTGCTCTGTCCAACTGAGCTAATGCCACAACGCTGAGAGCACTTAGCCTGTTAAGGCACCACACTTTGTCGCGGCTCCATAAATGCTCTCATCGTTGTACCCTCGTCTCTTCCGAGGCGTCACACCGAATCGCCGGGATGGTGAATCCCCGTGCGCGGAATAAAACCGCTCGACTTGCACATTCCGGCTACCTGGTTCGTTTGCCCGAGCAAGGGAGGGTGCCCCTTAAACGTATCCAGACCGCTATCGTCGCATGTGCCATACGCCGTACTGCTCAAAATAAAAGCTCACTCCACCTGTTCAATTTAACGACAAGCCAGTCAGGTTAGTAACCGGAATGAACTCTTTAGTTACCTGAAAGGTAATAATTCGCGCGTTAAATGTCAACTATCTACGATAAATAAATCATATGTGGTTAAATTGGTAATAATTTAATTGCGTACGGAGTCATTGATATGTGCATGGGTAGCTCACCATCAGTGCCTGCAACACCAGAAGTTCAGGCAGCACCACAGGAGCAGGATGCTGCCGTTGTTGATGCCCGCGACGAAGAAACACGTCGCCGTCGCGCTGCTGCTGGTCGTAGTTCTACGCTGCTTACCGGTTCTCAGGGCGACACATCAACCGCTAATACCAGCGGTAAAACGCTGCTTGGTCAGTAACCGGAGTCATTGAAATGGCGGAAACAACTAAAGAGCGATTGAACAAACAGTTCGCACAACTTGAAAGCGAGCGTCAGTCGTTCGAGCCGCACTGGCGCGAGTTGAGTGATTACATCAACCCGCGTGGTTCCCGCTTTCTGACTTCTGAGGCCAACCGTAACGATCGGCGCAATACACGCATTATTGATTCGACCGGGACTATGGCGGCGCGCACTCTCGCCAGCGGCATGATGTCAGGCATCACAAGCCCCGCGCGTCCGTGGTTTCGCCTGGCTACGCCAGATCCTGAAATGATGGATTATGGCCCTGTTAAGTTGTGGCTTGAGGCAGTTCAGAACCGCATGAACGATATGTTCAATAAGTCGAATCTCTACCAGTCTCTTCCGCAGTTATACGGAAGCCTCGGCACATACAGCACTGGTGCAATGGCAGTGCTGGAGGATGACGAGGACATCATTCGCACAATGCCATTCCCGATAGGCAGTTACTACCTGGCTAACTCACCTCGTGGCAGTGTTGACACCTGTTTTCGCAAGTTCTCTATGACTGTTCGTCAGCTTGTTCAGGAGTTCGGGCTAAATAACGTCAGCGAATCCGTAAAAAGCATGTGGGAAAGCGGCACCTACGAGAAGTGGATCGAAGTGATGCATTCGGTTTACCCGAACATTGACCGCGATACATCGAAGCTGGATAGCAAGAACAAGCCATTCAAATCGGTTTATTACGAGGTTGGTGGAGATAACGACAAGTTGTTGCGTGAGTCCGGATTCGATGAGTTTCCAATTATGGCTCCGCGCTGGGAAGTTAACGGCGAAGATGTTTATGGATCATCATGCCCGGGTATGCTGGCGCTTGGACCTGTTAAGGCATTGCAGCTTCTCCAGAAGCGCAAGTCGCAGTTGATTGATAAAGCCACCAATCCGCCGATGGTTGCTCCGACTTCCCTCAAGAATCAGCGCGCCTCCCTTCTTCCTGGCGACATCACGTATATCGATCAGATTACTGGTCAGGATGGCTTCAGGCCTGCTTATCTGGTTAACCCCAGTACAGCAGATTTGGTGGCAGACATTCAGGACACTCGTCAAATCATTAACAGCGCCTACTTTGTCGATCTGTTCATGATGTTGCAGAACATCAATACCCGCTCGATGCCTGTTGAAGCGGTGATCGAAATGAAAGAAGAAAAACTTCTGATGTTGGGGCCGGTTCTGGAGCGTCTGAACGACGAATGTCTTAATCCTCTCATTGACCGCGCTTTCTCGATGATGGTGCGCAAAAACATGCTGCCGCCACCGCCTGACGCGATGGAAGGCATGCCCCTGAAGGTCGAATACATTTCCGTCATGGCTCAGGCGCAGAAGTCTATCGGCCTGTCCAGTCTGGCGTCCACGGTTAACTTCATTGGTCAACTTGCGCAAGCGAAACCAGAAGCTCTCGACAAACTCAACGTTGATCAGGCGATCGATGCATTCGCTGATATGTCCGGAGTGTCTCCAACCGTCATTGTTCCGCAGGAACAGGTTGAGCAGGCTCGCCAGCAACGGGCACAGCAACAACAGCAGCAACAAATGATGGCGATGGGGATGGCGGCGGCACAGGGGGCCAAGACGCTAAGCGAAGCTAAAACTTCGGATCCGAGTGTGTTGTCAGCTATGGCGAATGCAGTTAGTGGTCAGGGTGGGCAATCACAATGACAGATTACGAAGACGATCAACTGAAAGAAGAAAACGCCCGTAAGCAACGTGACATGGCACAGCGTGAAATTGATGACATTCGCTTTGTCATGAGCAGTGAACAGGGGCGTCGCGTTGTCTGGTCGGTGCTGGAGAAAGGCCGGGTGTTTTCCGCTATCTCTCCGATGGATGCTATGGCAATGGCATTTAATGAGGGGCAACGCAATCTGGCGCTGGAACTGTTTCAGCGCGTTATGGCGCATTGCCCTGAACAGTATTTGAAGATGGTCAAAGAGGCCAGTGAACAGGAGTGATCATGAGTTTATTTGAGCGTTTGCTGTATCGCCGTCTTTGCAATGAGCAACAAGTCGATGGTGGGGCAGCTCCGGCTGCGTCAGAACCGTCAGCGCATGCAGATGATAACCCTGCTCCAGTTGGTGATCCATCACAACAGGAAGGTGATAAGCCACAACCTGTTTCTGATGGCGATAAACCTGCTGATGACAAAAAGCCTGAAAACGATAAGCAGGATGAAAAAAAGGGCGGCGATAAACCAGAGGGTGCGCCTGAGAAGTACGAGTTTCAGGCTGCCGAAGGCGTAGAGCTGGATACAGAAGCGTTGAAGGAATTCGAGCCGGTGGCGCGAGAACTAAACCTGACCAACGAGCAAGCGCAAAAGCTGGTTGATGCTTATCCGAAGATTCTGGCAGGTGTTCAGCAGCGCCAGGCAGAAGCCTGGCAGAAAACAACCGAGCAGTGGGCTGCGGATGTAAAAGCTGACAAAGAAATCGGTGGCGACAAGTTGATTTCTAACCTTAGCGCCGCACAGCGTGCGCTTGACCAGTTCGGGACACCTGAACTCAAAGAATATCTGAACACCACCGGACTGGGTAATCACCCTGACCTGGTCAAAACGTTCGTGAAAATCGGAAAGGCGATGTCTGAAGATGGCATGGTCACCGGTGGTAATGAAGGCCAGCGTAGTGCGGCCGAAGTGCTCTATGGCAAATAAGAGAGGAAATGACAATGGCTGTTAAAGGCTTAACTGCGCTAACGCTGGCTGACTGGGGTAAGCGCGTCGATCCAAACGGGAAAGTCGATAAGATTATCGAGCTTCTCGGTCAAACTAACCCGATCCTTCAGGATATGCCTTTTGTCGAAGGGAACCTTCCTACCGGACACCGAACCACCATTCGTTCTGGTTTACCTTCAGCTACCTGGCGTTTGCTGAACTATGGCGTACAGCCAAGCAAATCAACCACAGTGCAGGTAACCGATTCCGTTGGCATGCTGGAAACCTATGCTGAAGTCGATAAGTCACTGGCTGATCTGAACGGCAATACCGCCGAATTCCGCCTGTCTGAAGACCGCGCATTTATTGAAGCGATGAATCAGCAGATGGCGCAGACGCTGTTTTATGGTGATTCCAGCGTTAACCCTCAGCAGTTTATGGGACTGTCCTCCCGCTATTCCAGCCTGTCTGCAGGTAATGCTCAGAACATCATTGATGCTGGTGGCACGGGCACAGATAACACCTCAATCTGGTTAGTGGTGTGGGGCGAAAACACCGTGCATGGCATCTTCCCGAAAGGGCAGAAGGCTGGCATTCAGATGGAAGATAAAGGCCAGGTGACACTGGAAGATGCTAATGGCGGCAAGTACGAAGGCTACCGTACCCATTACAAATGGGACAACGGACTTGCTCTGCGTGACTGGCGTTATGTTGTTCGCATTGCAAACATCGATGTCAGCAATCTTTCAGAACCTTCCTCTGCCGCAAATATTGCGAAGTTGATGGTTAAAGCACTGCATCGCATTCCAAACCGTGGCATGGGTCGCCCGGTGTTCTACATGAACCGCACTGTAGGCCAGGCTCTTGATCTGCAGTCTCTGGAGAAAACATCTCTGGCGATTAGCGTAAAAGAGACTGAAGGCGAGTGGTGGACGTCATTCCGTGGTGTACCAATCCGTGAAACTGATGCGCTTCTGGAAACAGAAGCCCGCGTGGTGTAACGCCTGTTATTAACCTGTGGGTCGTAACAGACCCACTAATGGAGAAAGAAGATGATCACCGACAAACTGTTGATGTTCTCCGAAGCTCAGGCGGTTACGAATACCGCGGCTTCTACTGACGTAATCGATCTCGGTCCAATTGATGGAAACCGTCGCGATATCGGTGTGGGTTACCCGCTTGAGTTTTGGGTGCTGGTTAACGAAGCCGCCACGGCAAGTGGTGAGGCAACTGTAAACATCCAGTTGCAGACGAGTGAGAATAACAGCTCTTGGACCACTATTTATGATAGTGGTGCGTTGGCAAAGGCCACCCTGACAGCAGGTAAGCGAGTTGTTTCTGCAAAGGTGCCAGCCGGTGTTCAGCGATATCTGCGTGTTAACTACTCCGTCGCAACTGGCCCACTAACGGCCGGCAAATTCACTGCGGGTATCAGTCTGGATGTTGATGCCAATACGCCGTACCCGATCCGCTCAAAAGTAACTGGTTAAGGTGATATCGATGTCAGGTGAGAAACCAAGATACCGCGTTCTGCGCCTCTCTCATATCCATAACACACTGTGGCCGGAGGGGGCAGAAATCGAATACGAAGGTGAGCCTGGTAGCGCACTGGAACCTGTTAACGATGCAGCCAGACAGGCAAAAGCAAAGGTAGCAGGAAAGGTGTCTATGGCAGCAACCAGCACCAAAATCATCAACGATGTGTCAGATGATGGTGAACTGGATAAGCTCCGTGAAGAGTACGAATTGCTCTTTAACGAGAAGCCACACCATAACGCTAAAGCCGAAACGCTCCGAGAGAAGATCGCAGATAAGCGTAAAGAACTGGGCGTGTAAGCCTCGTGAATCCGACAAGGGGCTTCGGCCCCTTTATTGCAGGAGTGTATATGGAACTCGTAAACCTCAAAACCGGCACTGACAGCTACCAGGATGAGAGCGGAGAAACCAGAACTCGCGATGAATACCCGTGGGAGCTGTGCATCACTCTTAATAACGACACATTGAATAAGCTGAAGGCGCAACCTCAGGGCGTCGGAACAGAAGTGATGATAACTGCAAAGGCTGTTATTCGAGGCCTGTCTGCCAGAGAAACTGACGATGGTGTTAATCGCAGCGCCGATCTGCAGATCACTGATATGGCGATCGCTCCTGTTTCCAGGGATGTAGAAAAATCAGCGGCTGAAACTCTGTACGGTAACGGAGGTGAGTGATGGCCTCTGTAGTAGAGATCTGTAATCGTGCGCTGTCCAATATTGGCAACAGCCGCAGTATTAACAGCCTGACGGAAGCCAGCAAGGAAGCGGGGGAATGTTCGCTGCACTTTGAGGCCTGCCGTGATGCTGTTCTTTCTGATTTTGACTGGAACTTTGCTACCAAACGCGTGGCGCTTGCAGATACGAGCAATCCACCGCCTGACTGGGAATATGCGTACCAGTACCCGTCCGATTGTCTGCGCATTACTGAAATTATGCTTCCTGGTGTACGCAATCCAACAGCAGCAATGCGCGTTCAGTACGAAGTTGGTGCAGACACCAACGGAACAGGAAAGTTGATCTACACAGACCAGCCGCAGGCATGGCTCAAGTATGTCTCTCGCGTTTCAGATGTGAACATGTTTGATGCCATTTTTATGGAGGCGTTGGCCTGGCGTCTTGCGGCAGCTATTAACATGGCGCTCACTGGGAATGCAGACCTCGGTACGTTTGCCCTCAATATGTACAATCGCGTGATTCTTAGTGCTGGCTCGCATAGCCAGAATGAATCACAGGAACCACAGCCACCGGTTGACGAGTTTACCATTGCGAGGTTGTCCTGATGGCTATCAGTTGGATCCAGCCCAGCTTTGCCGGTGGTGAGATTGGACCGTCGTTGTACGGTCGTATCGACATGGCGAAGTACCAGGTGGCATTGCGCAAGTGCGATAACTTTATCGTGCGGCAGTATGGCGGCGTTGAGAATCGACCTGGTACGCGTTTTGTCGGTGCCGCCAAATACCCAAATCGGAAATGCCGCCTGATCCCGTTCCAGTTCTCGACGGTTCAGACTTATGCTCTGGAGTTCGGACACCAGTACATGCGCGTTATCAAAGATGGTGCGTTGGTGCTGAACAGCAGCAATGTTATTTATGAAATTGCCACGCCATATACTGAAGCCGATCTGTTCCGAATTAAATTCACGCAAAGCGCAGACGTGCTTACGCTGGTTCATCCGGCATACCCGCCGAAAGAGTTGCGCCGCTATGCGCATGACAACTGGCAACTGGTTGATGTGGTAACGAAGAACGGGCCATTTGAAGATATCAATATTGACGAGTCAGTGACGGTTTATGCCAGCGCCAGCACCGGGACAATTACGTTAACGGCAAGCGCCTCAATTTTTGGCGCGGAGCAGGTAGGCAAATTGTTCTATCTGGAACAGCCTGCAGTGGATTCTGTGCCGGTATGGGAAACCAGTAAGAGTACGTCGATTGGCGATATTCGCCGTGCAGACAGTAACTACTATCGCGCCGTTACAGCAGGCAAAACAGGCACTTTGCGCCCTTCGCATACAGAAGGCACATCATGGGATGGCTGGGGCGGATCCGGTGATGATGATACCGGCATTGAGTGGGAGTATCTGCACAGTGGTTTTGGCATTGCCCGTATCTCTGCTGCAAATGGAACTACTGCAACTGCCGAGGTGATTTCCTATATCCCTTCGCAGGTAGTTGGCGAGGATAATGCCAGCTATAAATGGGCTAAATATGCCTGGAACAGTATTAACGGTTATCCTGGCACTGTTGTTTATTATCAACAACGCCTTTACTTCGCCGCATCGACTGCGTTCCCTCAGACTATCTGGGCCAGCCGTACCGGGGATTATAAGGATTTTGGCAAAAGCAATCCTACGCAGGATGACGACAGAATTATCTACACCTATGCCGGGCGTCAGGTTAATGAGATCCGTCACCTGATTGATGTTGGTTCGCTGGTGGCGCTGACTTCCGGAGGTGAGTACGTCATCACTGGCGACCAGAACAAAGCGCTTACCCCATCATCATTTGCATTCAGCTCTCAGGGATCAAATGGCTCGAGCAATGTCCCACCAATTGCCGTGGCGAATATTGCTCTGTTCGTCCAGGAGAAAGGCAGTGTTGTCCGTGATCTGGCCTACTCATTCGATGTTGACGGCTATCAGGGGAACGACCTGACCATCCTTGCCAATCATCTTTTTCAGAAGCACAGCATTGTTGACTGGTGCTTCTCGATTGTCCCTTACTCCAGCGCCTTCTGCATTCGTGATGACGGTAAATTACTGGTGATGACCTATTTGCGTGATCAGCAGGTTTTTGCATGGGCACCACAATCCAGTACCGGAAAATATGAAAGCACATGCAGTATCAGCGAAGGCAATGAAGATGCGGTGTATTTCGTCGTTAACCGAACCGTTAACGGGCAAACAGTGAGATACATAGAGCGACTGTCCAGCCGTTTATTTACCAGCGATGAAGATGCTTTCTTTGTTGATTCTGGCCTTAGCTATGATGGAAGAAATACGTCTGACAGAACGATGACCATCACTGGTGGTTCTGGTGAATGGGATTACCGTGCGGAATATACAATCAGTGTTTCTGGTGGTGCGTACTTCACCAGTAGTGATGTCGGCGCGCAACTACAGTTCCCTTATACCGGAACTGATCCTGATACTGAAGTGTCAAAAGAATTACGTTGCGACATTATTTCTGTAACCAGCAATACCGCTGTAGTGGTTCGTGCTAACAGGAACGTCCCGCCATCCCTCAGGAATGTGGCCACCACGAACTGGCAGATGGCGCGCCGGACATTTGGAGGCCTGTCTCATCTTGAAGGCCAGACCGTAAACATTCTCTCTGATGCGAACGTGGAACCACAGAAAGTGGTTTCCGGAGGTGCCGTCACGCTGGAATCACCTGGGGCTGTAGTGCACATCGGCCTGCCAATAACTGCTGAATTCGAAACACTGGATATCAACATTAACGGACAGGAAACGCTGCTGGACAAAAAACAGGTGATCCCGTCCGTTACTCTGGTTGTGAATGCCAGTCGTGGCATCTGGGCGACTACGCCCGGCGGTAAATGGTACGAATATCCACAGCGTGAATTCGAGTTCTACGATGATCCTGTTGATGACGCTACCGGAAAAGTAGAAGTGAAACTGGACAGTAACTGGGGCAAAAACGGACGTGTAAGAATCCGTCAGCTTGACCCGTTGCCGCTGTCTGTTCTTGCCGTTATTCCTCGTCTTACTGTTGGGGGATTCTGATGATCGATGTTCGAATTATTCCCGCCACCGAAGAGCATCTTCAGATGATTTTGCCGGATGTTCGTCAGGCTGATATTGACGAACTGTATGCGGTATCGCTGATGACTACCGAAGATGCGCTGCGTGTTGGTCTTCGCACTGCGACTATGGCCTGGTCAGGGTTCGCGAACGGAGAACTGGTAACCATGTTTGGTGTATCTCCGGCGTCAATGATCGGTGGCAATGGTACACCCTGGCTGGTCGGAACCAGCCGTATTGAAAAATATCAGAAGACATTTCTTCGCCACTGCCGACCTGTATTGCAGCAGATGCTGGCAGTTTATCCGCGCCTGGAAAACTACGTCGACGAGCGAAACCATGTTGCCAAAGCATGGCTGCACTGGCTTGGATTCAGGCTTGAAGAAGCCGCGCCTTATGGTGCTCTTGGTCTTAATTTCCACAGATTTCACATGGAGAGAAAATAATGTGTAACCCAGCCATCGCTTTGGTTGCCGTCACAGTGGCATCCACAGCAGCGTCAATGTACAGCCAGAGCAAGCAGGCAAAATACCAGTCAGCCATAGCAGATCGGAATGCTGAAATTGCTGAAGCTCAGGCACAGGATTCAATCAATCGTGGGAATATTGAAGCGGATCAGCGTCGTCGTGAAATGCGTCAACGCTCAGGCACTGCGGCGGCTACTATGGGGGCTACCGGTGCGGAATTAAGTAGCGGAACAGCTCTTGACGTTTTTGCGGATAATGCTCAGTTCGGCACTCTTGATGCGTTAACGACAGTGAATAATGCTCAGCGTGAGGCATATGGGTATCAGGTTCAGGGAATGAATGCTCAGGCACAGGGGGCTGCTGCTCAGTCGGCTGCTAAATCATCGATGACCAGCACTTTGTTAACGGCACCACTAAAAGCATACGGTGCATACCAGATGTTTGGTGGGACGTGGAGTCCGTTCTCTAAAGGAAGTACATCTAGTGGTGGGACGCCAATGTTATCTAACTCAGGTTTTATGAATTCTGACTCCCGATTCAAAATAGGAGGTTACTGATGCCTGTTGTTCCTACTACATCCGGACGCCAGGTGCAAAGTCGTGGTGTGCAAACCGGTGGTTTTCAGACCTTCGATGTTCCTCAAGCAGGTCAGGTGCTGGCGAATGTCGCAGATCAGTATGCGGTGGCATATGGTGAAGCTAGGCAGAAAGCGAATGTTGCTATGGCCCAGGAGGCGTTACTGCAATTTAACCAATTTGCAGATGACCAGATTAACAACCCTGAAAATGGGCTGATTTCTAAACAGGGTAAAAACGCTCTTGGTCAGAGTGACGCTGTTATGAAAAATATGCAGGAAAGGGCTCAGGCATTATTAGGCTCAATTCCTGAAAGTGAGGAAAGGAATAAATTATCCTTTCAACTCCAGCAGTCTATGCAGTCTTATTACAATCAGGCACGTCGATATGAAGTTGGGCAGTTTCAGCAATTCCAAGATCAAACGTATTTGTCAGGAAATGCATTGGCTGTCACTCAGTCTGCGGGGCTATATAGCGATAACCAAGCATTTGTCGATTTAGCCAAGCAGCGATTTGAATCTATTGATCAATACGCTGATGCGCATGGGCTTCCTGATGAGTGGCGTGTTCAGCAGAAAACTCAGCTCAAGGAACAAATGGGGCAGCAAGCATGGATAGGAAATATCGCTCAAAAATACAACGAGTTTCTTCAGGTTAATGGAGAGCCAGGGGATCTTGATGGTGTGAGTCGTGCAATATCACATGGTAATTCATTGGATGCTCGTGGTTTACGTAATAATAACCCTGGTAATATTGAAGCGAGCAAATCTAACCCGTGGGAAGGTCAGATCGGTAGTGATGGACGTTTTGCAACGTTTGCTACCCCTGAGCATGGAATCCGCGCGTTGGGTAAAAATATGTTGTCTTACCAGCGTCAAGGCTATGACACCGTTAGCGAGATTGTTAATCGCTATGCTCCGGCTAGTGATGGTAATAATACTGATGCTTATATTAGGGCATTGTGTAGTGAGCTTGGTGTTGGGGAGAATGATCAGCTTGATATCTCTAACCCAAAGACACTAGCTGCTTTATGTGCTGGGATTATTAAACACGAAAATGGCAGTATGCCTTATAGCACCGAACAGCTTGAAACTGGTATCTCGGCAGCCCTTGGTCTAACTAACCTTGATTCACCTAAGCGTTATACGGGCAATGCGGCATTTGACGCTATGAGCCCTCAAATGCAAATACAGGCATTGAGGCAGGCTAATGAGCTGAGAAATCAGTACCGCCAGCAGTATGCGGACCAGCTTAGCACCGTAGTTAAAGATGCATATTCAGCCCTTGATGAAGGATTGAAACCTGAGAAGTTACCTTCTGAGGACGATTTTATCCGGGCCAATGGTCCGCGCATTGGCGCTATGAAGTGGAAGGATATGCAGGCGCAGATACAATATGGAGGTGTCATTGGTGCCGCTAAAGACCTCACTCCAGAAGGACGACAAGACATTCTTGAACGTTTACGTCCACAGGATCCAAATGCTCCTGGATTTGCAGCTAACCAGCAACGCTGGGAGAAAATGCAGGCCAAATTTAAAGAGATGGATAGGGAGTGGGAGATTCAGCAGGGAAGAAACAGGTTCGTGTCTTCAATGCAAAATAACTTCCCGCTGGACCCTAACGACAAAAACAATCAGGCAGCGGTAGACCGTTATTTCGCGCAGGATATCGCGCCTTCGTTTTCCATATCTGATCCGCAGAGCATCAATACACTGGTCACCGTCACAACTAAAAGCGGCATGATACCAACTCAGGTTAAAACAATGCTTAACAGTGGAGCAACATCAAGAGATCCTGCGCTGGTTGTCCCGATGGCAAAATTCTACGGTCAGTTATTCGATAATAATCCGGCGGCAGCGGCAACACTTGATAAAAGTACGATGGCATTTTACGGCAAGGTTTACGATTATTCCCGCGCTGGCGTGCCGGAGGATAAGGCTGTTGATATGGCTTACAGCCAGGTGTTCCAACAGGATGACCGAATGAAACAGATGCTTTCCACTGCCATGCGAGACAAAAAATATGTCGCGGCGAGGGCAACTGCTGCACAAAATAACGCCAGCAGTCTGACTTCCTTTGGTTCGTGGTCTCCGGATATTACCGATCCAGGAAAATCAAATGCGGCCTATCAGCGAGATTACCAGACAATTTACGATGCTAACTTTGTACAGACAGGTGGCGATGCAGAACAGGCTGAGAAAATGACCAATGCCATGATCAGAACCACCTGGGGAGTTTCTACAGTTAATGGCAAAGCAGAGGTTATGAAGTATGCACCTGAGGCATTGTACGGAGTAAATAATGGTGCTGGTAACTGGATACAGGGGCAGTGGGAGCAGGAAAAACGCGAGCTTAAATCAAAATCCTTTGGCGGTCCTCGCAGTGATACGGACTTAATACTTGTTTCTGATGGCCTTACGGCAAGGGATAGGAGTTATGCTGTTATGGTTTTACAGCCTGACGCAAACGGAGCGATAGAACCGAGAAATTATATTGGAGAAAATGGTCTCCCTGTTCGTTTCAAGCCGGATCAGCTGACATCTCCAATGTACAGGCAAACCATTCAGTTCCAGCAACAGCGTGTTGATGAGGCTAGAGTGCGGAGAGAAGGCAATCCGCTGCCGCAGTTCAGCAATAAAGATGGATATACTCCTCCAGATCTGACCAAACCATTCGGTTATGGTTCAGCCAATTACCTTCCGAGCAATATATACGCAGGGGGCAAATAATGCCGATATATGAACAGGATCCTAAAGAGTTGCTTGGCGAGGATATTCAGCAAATAGCAGCACCTGATGACAGTAATTTCTATATGGAAACACCTTCTTTGCTTTCTGCTGTGAACCCATTTACCAGTGATCAACGCGTTCAAAGGTCTAGACAAGCAGCATTTCGTATAGATAACACGCTGGGTAGCTTTATTGCCAGTGCTCCTTTCAGTCAGTTTGACAGGGTTGAAGGATATAACCCATTTGATAACGATGCAGCAGATATTAAAGGCTATGAAGATTTTGCAGATTCGTTTATCAACTCCGGTTCGCATGAAGAAACAATGGCAATTAAACATCGAATCGATAAGCAAAGAACAGATAGAGAATATCTATCTGAAATGGGTGGTGCTGGTACTATTTCAAGCTTAGCAATGGGAATGATAGACCCGGTTAATGTGGCTGCAATGTTCATCCCTGTAGGGGCGGTAGCGCGTGGAGGAAGTATTGCTGAGACGGCAGGGCGTTTTGCCCTGGCGAATGCTGCTGGTGGGGGAGTATCAGAAGCCGCATTACAGGCCACTCAGGAAGCTCGCTCACCGATGGAGAGCGTATCGAACGTTGTTGTTGATGCTCTCGTTGGTGGGATCCTTGGTGCTGGTGCACAGCTACTTGCTGGACCTAGCGCGCGCGAGGCAGTGGTTAACTCAGTAGGTAATCATTTGCGAGGTATGGATTCTCCTCAAAGCATTGGTGCAGCTCAGGTTTTCAATACCACACTCGATCAGGAACAGCTCGCTGGACTTGGACTTGCTAACAAAACGTTGAGTGTCACTCCTGCTGGCCGCTTGGCGCAATCACCATCTCTTGTCTCCCGTCAGATTAACCAGCAGCTTGCCGAAAATAACTATTTCTTCGCCAAAAATGATGAGGGGTTGGCTACGTTTACGGCAGTCGAGACTAAGATTAAGCAATACGACGCCATGCTTTATAAGCAGATGGAAGCTACTCGTGATGCTTACCAGCAGTACAGCAAATCTGTCAGCGCCCGCGGCGTGAAGAGGATGAACTTTATTGATTTCAATGAAGCTGTTGGCATGGCTATGCGCCGTGGTGATCAGAGTGATATTCCTGAGGTTTCACAAGCAGCCGCCAGAATCCGCCCCATTTTTGAGACCACAAAAGCCCGTATGCAGGAATTGGGGATCCTTCCTGAGGATATCGATGTCGTGACGGCGAAGAGTTATCTTCCCCGCATTTATAAGTTCGATAAGATACTTTCCGACCGCACTGAATTCAGAGGGCGAATTGCCAACTGGATACAAGGGATTAGTGCCAAAGGTGCTGACAAAGCAGGTCAGCGAATTGAAAAGATAAATTCATTGCTAAAAACTGCAGAGGAATCAGCACCGCGCGCTGATGCTCTCGCTAGTGAAATCGCTGAAGCGGAGAAATGGTCTGGTAAAAAAATTCTACTCATGGAAGAACTGGATAAACGAAATAAGCTTATATCTCAGGAGACTGACACACAGGCGCGTCTTACAAGAATAGAAAAAGAGTTGGCCGAGACTTCATCAGAAAAACTTCAGGCAAGAATGATGAAAGAAAGCTCTGACCTTAAAACACGCCTTGATGATATAGCGCAGGCAAAGAGTGAGCTTCCTGTCTATCAGCGCCATATGGAGTTGCTGGATAATCCACGGAAATATCGTTCTGAGCTTCGCCGACTGCAAAAACGGGCAAATTCAACCACAAGGCTGAATGCAAGCCGCGAGCGAGCACTGAAGCAGATGGAGCCTCTATCCCGAGAGGAAGCAGAGGACGCTGCTGACGAGATCGTGAATAAAATAATAGGCGCACCTTCCGGGCTTGTACCAGCCGATATTATCCCAGAGAGACTCGTTGGTCGGGCTGGTTTCACTAAAAGCAGAACGCTGCTTATTCCTGATGAGCGTATAGAAGATTTTCTTGAATCAGATGTTAACTACATCATGGAAAGTTATCTCCGGCAGGTGGCACCAGAAATTGAGCTGACTGCGCAGTTTGGCCGTAAAGATATGGGGGAGCAAATCCGTCAGGTTAGTGAGGAATATACCCGGCTAATAAAAGAGGCTAAAACACCTAAACGACGTGCAGTTCTTGAGAAGCAACGGGAGGCTGATATTAGGGATATTACGGCTATGCGTGATCGACTGCTTGGTACTTACGGTGCACCTCAAGATCCACGCAGTTTCTTTGTTCGTGCCGGGCGAGTTGCTAGGAATATTAACTTCCTCCGTTTGCTTGGTGGAATGACTGTCTCCGCTGCAACTGATCTGATGCGACCGATGATGCAGCATGGCCTGAGAAAATCTCTCGGACCAATGGTAAGCATGCTTAAAAATATGGACTCAGTGAAAATTGCAACCAGGGATTTGCGAGAAATGGCAGTTGGGCTTGATTATGTCCTGTCTACGCGTACAAAGGCTATAGCGGATCTTACTGACCCCTATAGCCGGAGAAGCGCCGCTGAGCGAGGTCTGAACTGGATGACGCAGAAATTCGGTAACTGGACGCTGATGAATCAGTGGAACAGCGCACTTAAATCATGGTCTGGGATGATAGTGCAGTCGAGGATACTTGACGCGGCTCGCCAAGTTTCTGCTGGTGGCACGCTCTCCAAAAGTGAAATGCGGAAGATGGCACAGGTCGGCATCAATGAAGATGTTCTGCGCCGAATCGGGGAGCAATTCGGGAAGCACGGAGAGGATATGGACGGGCTGTTAACCGGGCATAGTCATCTGTGGGATGACCGTTTCGCTAGAGAGATTTTCCAGTCTGCAGTGCTGAAAGATGTAGACTCAGTGATTGTAACGCCTGGCGTAGGTGATACACCGCTGTTTTTTAGTAAAGAAGGCTGGAAGATGATCACGCAGTTCAAAACGTTTATCTTCGCACAGCATAACAGGGTGCTGGTATCTGGTATCCAGCAGGGCGATGCTGCATTCTATCTTGGTGCGCTTGGCACGATTGCGCTTGGCTCAATGGTCTATATGATGAAACAGAAGTTAAGCGGTCGCGATATCGACTACAGCTGGAATAACCTTGTGAAAGAGGGGATCGACCGGGGCGGAATGCTTGGCTGGCTCTCTGAGCCGCTGAATACCGTTGAGAACATAAGCGGCGGTAGGTTTGGTCTTGGCGCGATGTTTGGTGCGCCTCCGGTATCAAGGTTTCAGAGTCGTAATGCTATTGGTGCTTTACTTGGTCCTACCTTTGATCTTGGCGGTGATGCCGCGACGGTTGCAAATGGTGTACTTAACGGAGAATTTGACAGCCAGCAAACCCACGCTGTCCGTAAAATGCTACCTTTTCAGAATCTGTGGGCGATATCACCATTACTAAATAAAGTTGAAGAGCAGATGAAATAGGATGAAAAAAATAAATTTGTTTTTTGGCATAGTGCTTTCAATAGTCTCTGTAAATCCTACAGCTGCCAGTTCATTGCAATGCAATAAGGATAACTTTGATGCATGCAAAACGTGCGAACAATTATCAAAGGCTATCGACTTAAAAGAACCTAATCGTGGCGATTACTATAGAGGGGCTTTATGGAATGGGCTTTACGCCTCTTATGTAATTAATTGCCCTGTGGTTGCAGAGAAGTTACTGAGCCATGGTGCTATACCATCATATGGCGGATATATGGGGTCTATGGGGGCGGTTCTGACAGGAAAATGGCCTCATAACAATGAATCAATAAATCTTTCATGGGCAGATTTGCTTATAAAACATGGATTTGATGTTAATAGGCATACGGGGAATTATAAATCAGCTACTGAAGTATGGGCTATAGATAAAAAACAGATTGAATATAAGTCAGTTTTTGACAAGTTAATTCAATCCAGCGAAGTAAAACCACTCGATCCTTCAAGAAATTTAGAATGGTGTGCGTCTGAAGGGTATCGCTCAGTTGTCGTTTATTCCCTTAACTCATGTATAGAAAATGCTATAAAACGTTTGGATGACGGTGTTTCTTCAGCGTCTGATATTTCATCAGCAGCCGTAAATTCCTGTACTAGCGATGTAGAAAATTTCAATAAGCATTTGGCATGCAAAGCAGCTGTTAAAGAAAACTCTGATAAAGAGAGAAGCAACGTTTACCAGTTATTAACCAGTGATAGTCAAATGAATAAAAATGTTATTGATATGCTGAAGGAAAGAAATATTGAAACGGTTCTTGAATTTAGAGCTGAAAATCGATCAGCGAAAACTGCACAGTGATCAAACAGGCCGCTTTCGCGGCCTTGTTTTTAACGAATGCCACCGCCGCCTGGGTGGGAATCCGCAGACACAAAAAAGCCCGCGCCGCGGGCTATTCTTCTTCATCATAAAAAAGCGGATTGTCGTTTCCATCTGATGAAAGGAAAGGTATGTGTTCTCTTGAAAATCCAACAACGACAATTTCATTATCATTTTTTGCATAATGAATGCATTCATTAGAATGCATTCCGCCAGGGTTGAAATTTAAGTTAATGGTATAATTCTTAAATGTGTTTGGATACCATGTTGGCCCACAATGATAATGCCAATAATTCTCTTGCTCATAATTGTCTGAGCCGGGAATTTTATCATGGTTATCATCAACCCACGATGGCTTGTTTTTTCCAACAAGCGCCCTTCCATTGGCAACATCTTCTAAAAACCTTTGTATGATTTTTATTTCATCGTCAGTAAGGAAAGGTCCGTCTACAGCGAAAGGGGTGTTGCTTTCCCCATTTAGAAAACTATTAGATATTCTAATGTTAAACTTCAAGACAAACTCCTAATGTGCTTCTATTTGGAGCGAAATGCCGCCTTGAAGTCGCTGAAAGATGTTCCTGTCTGGTAAACCATATCCTTGTCGCGCTCTTTGCTTGCGCGGCCAAGCATAACTTTTCCAATGACATCCCAGCATTGCTTGGCTTGTTCATTGTGCTGAGTACGATTTTTCAACGCTGTCATATCGCGCCTCCTTTACCTTTAAGGTAATAGTACGCTATTCACCCCCAGTCTGCAATCTGTACAGAATTATTTAAAGGCACGTCCCTGCGCCGCCGCCGTCAGAAGAACCCTGCCTTGTCGTTGATGTACTCCGCGTGGGTCTGGATATCACGCAGGCATTTGCTCACACCAACGATGTAACAGAACATGGTGGTCAGCTCCGCCGCCGCGCCCGATACGTCGTGCCCGTCTTCCTGTAACTGGTTCAGCAGATTCATCAGCAGTGAGTTCTCCGTCAGGCCGAGAACACCAGACGGCGAGTGAATCAGGCTGCGGTAGCCGGGCTTCAGTGGGGCGCTGTAGGTTTTGTTCTCTATCTTCATTGCCTGCATCACTGCTGATGCTGTGGCGTTGGCTACCTGGTCGGCAACCATCTTTATGCGTTCTTCCTGCGGGAGCGAGTTTTTAATGTAACTTCCGGTGCGGCGGATCTGAGGAAGAACCTCACCTGTAACCCATTTACGAAAGCGGTAGGGGATAGTGCCTGGTGTCACTGCGTCGCGGCAGCGGAGGATCAGTGTGTAGAGGCCTGACTCGTTGATAATATTGGTTTCACCTTGACGGCCTAAGTTAAATTTAGCCCTTTCATCATCATCAAGAGATTTTATTGACATAGTGGGGTTTGTCAGTTGAAGAGCTTTAATAACGTCTTTGGCAACAAACCAAGGATTTCCATCAATAACAATGGCTCGAATGGTGGCTTCTGATTCAAAATGAAAAACAGATGGGGTTACGTTAGCAGTCATAGTGATCACCTTTGTAGTTAGGTTAATCACCACTACCGACGCCAATCGGTTGGTGGTGAACTGTGCAGGGTTGGCGTAACCGGCTACAAAGGACCCGGCGCACCTTTCGGTGCCCCCACACAGCCCACCATAGAATAGGTGCGCTTTACACATAAAAAAACCGCTTATGCGGCATATGTGCCTCTGTAGTAACCCGGGACGCCAATCCCGGCACTGGATTTTGCCAGTGCCCGATTACTATGGCACAAGAGGAGTGCGATGTAAATTTACCGCAAAGGTAAACATAAGCACTCCACTTGGTAATTGCAAACCTTATCTGGTTTGTTTTCGTAATTGTTCGGCACAATAGTCGAGATGTGTTTGCAGATCCTGCATAGACATCTGTGAGCTGGTGACGTAGTTAATCAGTGCAGTCAGTTCGGCAAGTGGGCCATCGACATTAAATCCATCCTTATCGAGATCCCGGAGTAATTTCATCAAGTGCGATCCCTCCACCAGTGACCTGACGCCTCCCGGCGTGTGAATCCTTTCGGTAAATCCGTCTTCCAGTGGATAGTGATACTGCTGCATCTTATCTTCTCCATGCAATAACTGTATATTTATACAGTATCAAATAATTTGTTTGCTATCCAGCACGTTTTGCGAATTACCTGAAAGGTAATATCTGTTCGTATTCACACCCTTTCTATCCATATGTGGTTTTTCAGGTAATAGAATAATCAGATATGCGGCGCAACGGGTGCTGCGACTATCTGGAGATTTAACATGACGGTCTCAACCGAAGTTGACCACAACGAATACACAGGTAACGGCGTTACGACATCATTTCCGTATACCTTTAGGGTTTTCAAGGAATCTGATCTGGCAGTACAGGTGGTTGACCTTGACGAAAATATCGCTGTGCTGGCTCTTGATACTGATTACACTGTCACTGGGGCTGGTGGATATAATGGCGGTAATGTAATTCTGTCGAAGGCGTTAGCTAACGGTTATCAGATTTCTATATCACGAGAGCTACCGGTTACGCAGGAAACTGATCTGCGAAATCAGGGAAAGTTTTTCGCTGAGGTGCATGAAGACGCGTTAGATAAGCTGACGATGCTGATACAGCAAGTCCGCAGTTGGTTTAGCCTGGCGCTGCGCAAACCATCATTTGTGGCAAACTATTACGATGCTTTGAATAATTACATCCGCAATTTGCGCGATCCTTCCAAGCCTCAAGATGCAGCTACAAAGAATTATGTTGATAATATTGTTAATGTGAATATTAACAGGACATTACGGGTTCCAGATAATTTTATTGAACCACTTCCTCCAGTTCATTTACTGGAAGAAACTGTCATTGGTATCGTCAATGGTAAACCTATAGGTGTACCTGTGCCTTCTGGCAGTGCCGCAGATGTTCTTCTGCAATTATCTAGCGCAGGAGAAGGAAAAGGTGATGCATTAATTGGTGTAAGGCAGCCATTTGCCGGGGCTGTAACTATAACTCAGCATGAAAACAATGCTCTTTTCTTAAATGTAAAACAATTTGGAGCAATTGGGGATGGGAAATATCATCCATTATCTGAGTGGTTTTCTTCAATTTCTGAAGCAAAATCCTTATATCATTTTGTTGACTCATTATCTCAGTCAATAGACTGGGCCGCGTGGCAAGCTGCCCTTAACACAGGAAAGGTTATTTATGGTACTGATAATGCGTATGTAATAACGGATACGTTAACACCTGTTTCTGGTGGTGGGATAATTGGTCTTGGTGTGGGCAAATGGGTCTCTGGATATACTGCAACATTTGCTCCTGATATTACCACAGGGACCACATTCCTGATGTACGGTGTAGGAAATAAAAAATATACTGTAGATTGTGTTTCTAATATGGATGTTAGTGGTGGTGTGGTTTCTAATCCATCTTCCGAAGACCCGTATACAACAACGGCACCTGCGTCATCATATGATTTATTGGATTTTACTAACGGTGATGCTAATGGGGCTACAAGAGCCACGCTTAAACCATTCTCTGCCGCAATATTGATGCCAGAGACAGGATGTGTTCGCCTTGAGAACTTTCGTATTGTTCCATATTTCAATGGGCTGGATGGTTATAAAGACATTGCAAATACCGGTCTTGGCGATGAGTGGGATGTAGGTATTTGGTCACGTGCGTCTTTTGGCAATGAATACCGCAATTTGCAGGTGGTTGGATACTGGCGCAAGACGGCACTTTTAAAAACGAACATTCCTGTATCTGGCACGCTGGCCGCTCAGGGCGAGGATGAAAACTATTATCACTGTAGATTCCAGGGATTCAAGGGTATTTCGATCCGCGCCCATGATGTATTCCGAATTACAGCGGTAACGTCCAGCACTATCGAAATCCCATGGTCAGCAAGCCACACCTTCGAAACGTCCGGGGTTTTAAGATCTGGAGGCAGGAATTTCACTTATTCAGGATTATCCGTATCCGGTGATAAGTTAGTATTTACTGGAGTGTCTAACGCTTCTGAGGCAACAGTAGGTTCTACTATACGGCGAAATGACATAGATAACTTTGGTATGGCGGGAACGCAATTTTTCGATTGCTACATTACCAGCCTGTATCACCACACACATCTGCTTGCCACATCGCAATACCTGTCTCAACCATTCAGCCGACCATCAGAGTGTATGGAGGTTTCAGGGGAACCAGTTCGCGGTGTACAGGTACATGCAGGAACCATTCAGGGATGGGATGATGTTCTTATTCATCTACATGACTGTGGAAATATGAACTTTTACAGTACATATTTCGAAAGCCAGCAAGCATATGTAACTATAAATGGTGGTAATGCTATTGGTTATGGAGCACGTATGATAGCTTCCAGGCAATCAACAAGCTCATTACCATATGCAGCAGGGAATACTCGAGTGCTTAGAATGGTCGGGTGCTCTGAAGGCAATGGCGTTGACTGGGGTCCTGTATTTAACAACTATACAGGAGGAAGATATAATTCTGGAGACGGTGTATTTAACCCCCGCGATGCATTTATAGACCATAAATCTCTTCCTGAGCAGTCAGGAGGTGAGTCAAGACTCGTATCACAAAAAGGAAATGCCAGAGTAGTATGTGGTGTTGGTAAAACTGTACTGCTTGGACCAACGTCAGGAGATTGTAATTTACAGAGTAATACTGGAAGTTTAAATATTAGAAGTGGGATAAGAGTAAGAATCGGTCACGCTGATGGAACAGACTGGTGGTTGGCAGATGCTAATAAAATAGCTCCTGTTGATGATAACGTTAAAGCTATTGGACAGCCATCAAACAGATGCTCTGTTATCTATGCAGGAACCGGGTCAATCAATACGTCAGATGAAACTCTTAAAACAAGATATGATATTCTTAATGCAGAGCGTAATGCCGCTATTGAAATAAAGTCAGTCATCTATAAATTTAAATTTAATGACTCAATTAATCACAAAGGAATTGAGTCGTCCAGGTATCATTTTGGCGTTGGCGCTCAAACCGTAGGGGATATTCTTAGAAAGCATGGTTTAAACCCGGAGCAATATGCTTTTTGGTGTTACGATGAATGGCCTGACGTATGGGATGAAGAGGTGATAACTGAAGAGAGCACAGATCCTGATACAGGTGAGAAAATTTATTCTCAATATAAAACAGGAGATATGATTCTTGTAAAAAAAGCAGGAGGACGCTACGGAATTCGTTATGACGAATTAGCCATGTTTATATTAATGTCAATGTAATAATAAATGCAATAACCCCGAATAAAACAGCGGGGTTATTGTTATTATAATAATACTCTTAACTTCTTAAATGATATTTATATGCACTTAGATTATTAAATCTATATTATGCCTGTTATTTATGTGTTCTGTTATATGTTTTGCAGGCACTGTTGGCAGCATTAAAGGAAATTGTATTTATGGCGAAATAGCTGGTATCGTGTTTTTATTGTGCGTAAAAATAACAGACTGCATATATTATTGTATAAAGTTTTGGAAATGAAAACACTCAAACTTACCGCTGTGGATATGTTTTGACCATCGCGAATTGGATTGGTAATATTGGGTAACAAAAAACCATAAATGGTTTATCATGCGTAATGCTTTACTGTTCAGGAGGTAGTTATGCATATAAACGGTGGAAAACATGTCAGCTCAACTAACCAGTGAAACTTTAAATCAGTGGCTTAGCATGAGTTCTTTGGCGGCAGTGATAGCAGGAGTTCCTCCTGAGGTTGCTTTGGGGTCTTTGGCTGGGGCGGTGATTTTTGTTACCTCTGCGGTAGAGTATCCCATTCGTCGTCGCGTGCTCTTGTCGATGCTTAGCTTTCTCTGCGGACTTCTATTCTACAAACCAGCAGCATCAATTCTTATCGGCATAGCCAGCCTGATCCCTACAATCACACAGGATTCTTTCGAGAAAGGGATTGTTTTCTCTGCCGGTGCATTTGTGTCAGCAATCGTCGCTGTGCGAATTGGGATCTGGCTCTATCACCGTTCCGATAATCCACGCGAGTTAATTCCGGGGAGAAAAGACGATGGTAACTCATGAGCTTTTTTTGCTTATCACCAATGCGGTTATTTGCGCCGGTATAGCAGTTCGAGTTGCCACATTTCGGAGAAACGGTTCTCAACACAGGCGATGGGGTGGGTGGCTTGCTTATTTCCTGATTGTTGCTGCGGCCAGCATTCCAGTTCGTGTCGCTTATGCAATCTGGTTACGCACGCCAATGGCTGTGGATTTATCTGAGGTCATTATCAACGCTGTCATGCTTGCCGCGGTTATTAAAACACGCGGTAACGTTGTTCAGATTTTCAAAATATCGAGGTCTAAACATGGAGATTAAACAATTCCAGCGAGCTGCTGGTATTAGCGAGGCGCTGGCCGCACGCTGGTTCTCGCATATAACTTCTGCGATGAAAGAGTTTGGTATCAGCAAACCAGAAGATCTGGCAATGTTTATTGCTCAGGTCGGGCATGAGTCTGTGGGCTTCACCCGGTTGCAGGAGAATTTCAACTACAGCGTCAGCGGACTGGCTAACTTCGTTCGGGCTGGGCGTCTCACTCAAGGGCAGGCTAATGCACTGGGGCGACGTGCTGGTGAGCCACCATTGCCACTCGAGCGCCAGCGAGCGATCGCCAATCTGGTGTACAGCAAACGCATGGGGAACAATGCCCCTGGTGACGGCTGGAACTACCGTGGGCGCGGACTTATCCAGATTACCGGTTTGAATAACTATCGTGACTGTGGAAACGGTCTTAAGGTTGACCTGCTGGAGAGTCCTGAACTGCTGGCGCAGGACGAATACGCGGCTCGTAGCGCGGCGTGGTTCTTCTCCAGCAAAGGCTGCATGAAGTATACCGGAGATATTGCACGTGTAACTCTGCTTATCAATGGTGGCCGGAACGGCATTGATGACCGGCGCGCGCGATACATCACTGCCAGTAAGGTGCTGGCGGTATGATCTGGGCATTCGCAAAAGCATACTGGAAACAGTTGGTTATCATGGCGATGCTTGCTGTTCTGGTCATATCAGGAGTTGTAGCCTGGAATGCACACGGCAGTCGTCAGTACGACGCCGGGTATGCGCAGGCACAGGAAGATCAGAAACAGGCTGATGATAAGGCCAGGTCACAACGTGATCAGGAGAAAACACAAATTGAACGTGAAGCACAGTCCCGTATCGATGTGGCGCGTGTTGATGCTGAGCATGCTAATGCCGCTGCTGACAGCCTGCGCGCCGAGCTTGACAAAACCAAGCGACTCGCCGAACACTATACCGGATCTTTCCCCACTGGCACGCCAGCCAGCAAGGTCATCGGTGTGCTCGCCGACATGCTTGAAGAAAGCAACCGAGTTTACAACGCAACAGCAGCTGAGGCTGAAAAGTATCGGATTGCAGGAGAATCCTGCGAACAGCAATACGATTCACTGAAGAAGCAAAAATCGTGGCACTGATTTCCGGTGACGGTATATAAAACGGTACGGTGAAAATCATGTGGCATAAAATTGTTATCAGTCAATTGTTTATGTGTGTCGTAAATAATTGAGTGGGAATGATTTGAACCCTGTACTATGAATGAACAAAACCCTCTGTTACTACAGAGGGTTTTTTATACTCACGAATCATAGGCTTGAAGTTACTGACATCGCTTAGTTAAACCAGCTGTCCGATTTGTTCTCTTCTGCTTTACCCACGCTTTTCATCAGATCGCGACCGCCTTCAGTCATATTTCTGTTTGCGTCAGCTTCAGATTGCACCACATCGGTTTGCGCAGCTTTGTGCTTCAGTTCCTGATCGATAAATTCGTTTTCGCGCTTAACGCGGGCTTCTTCTTTCGCCAGCGCCAGTTTTTGCTTCTGAATCTCTAAGCTACGTAGCTCATCTTCATAACTTTGATCGCGTTTTTTGTCCGCAGTGGCTTCGGCGTCCAGTTTATCCTGACGAGCTTTCTTATTCGCTGCTGCCGTTGCCGCTCTTTTATTAGCCGCGGCCTGGGCGTTTGCGCGACGTTGCTTCTCTTGCTGGATTTCCCTGTTGCGCTCCGCGACCCATTCGTCATGCTGCCTTTGCTCTTCATTTTTACCTTGCTGTTCCGCTTCTGCGACAGCCGAGAGTTGATCCTGCAATGATGAGGCGATAGCCGGATAGCTTAAGGAGGCTAAGATGGCGCAAAGAAAAACTTTCTTCATGACTCCTCCTGATTATTAGCTCTTTTCAGGACATTTGGTATTTGGCTGAATACGCGTTTCGTTATACGTCGTGGTAATAACAACGGCTAAACCTGTCGTAAACTGGCACTCTTTACCCACCTGGGTGGAGGTATACACTTTGGTGCCTTCCTTATATGTTAAAGAAACACCTTCCACTAAGGTTTTATCATTCACCATAGAACCCGCTGCTGCGCCAACAGCTCCGCCGCCAACTGCACCTGCTGTCGTTCCGGAATTGCTGCCAGACCCGACGTTGTGGCCGATAACACCGCCAGCGACAGCGCCAATAAGCGCGCCGAAGGCTTGTGCGTTCCGTTTATTTTGGGCGTTGTCTACGGCAACTTTTGCGGGAAGAATGGAAATAATATTAACGGTTTTAGTTTCTTGTTTGGTATTCAGTTGATCGGTTTGATAAACATCGGCGGCATGATCATCAGCATTTGACTGGCATCCTGCCAGAGTAAATGACGCTAACATTGCCACAGGCAGAAGACATTTTTTTAATTTCAT